CCTCGAAAAAACTCCGGGGGTAAAATTGGGAGGGTGAATTATATTTTTTGGCGGTAAAAGTCCGGCGGAAGTAGGCCTTAACTTAGTAGATAGCTAAGAGAACCCTGCCGAAACCGATTAGAACGGAGGGCTTTCTGTGCGAGAAGATCGGTATGGAAGGCCAGTCAGACGCCGAGCGACGGCAACAACGCCCGAGGCTAGAGAAAATCAGCTCATGGCTCTGGCGTATGATGTGGCTGAGGAACAACTTAGAAGCGGAAAGGCCTCTTCTCAGGTGATTACGCACTTTCTAAAGCTGGCAACAGCTCGAGAAAAGCTTGAACAGGAGAGGCTGAAAAAAGAGAATCAGCTACTGGAGGCTAAAACTAAGGCCATCGAATCCGGAGAGCATATGGAAGAATTATATTCCAATGCTATTCAGGCTTTCAAAGGCTATGAATGGGATTACTAACATGAAGCTGCGAACTTATTCAGAGCTTTCACGCTTAAAGACCTTCGATGATAGATTTGAATATTTGAAACTGTCTGGCGAGGTTGGAAAAGAGACGTTCGGGTTCGATAGGTATTTGAATCAGATTCTCTATCATACGAAAATTTGGCAAAGAATTCGCAGAGATGTGATTCTTCGCGACGGCTATAAGGATTATATTTGCGACCTTGGTTGTAAGGACAGACCGATCAACGGATCTATTCTGGTTCACCATATGAACCCTATCACGGTCGAAGATGTACGCTCCGGAGACGATAAAGTATTCGACCCGGAGTTTTTAATTTGCTGTTCGTTGATGACGCACAACGCTATTCATTATGGAGCAGCAGATCTATTAATGAAAGACCCCATTGAACGCAAACCTGGGGACACTCTGCCATGGAGGTGACGATCGGTGGATGAAAGTATTCTAAATTCAATCAAGAAGATGCTGGGGCTTGCTGACGATTACGATGTATTCGATCAGGAGATCATGGTTCACATTAACACTGCTCTGTTTGTCCTCCGGCAATTCGGTGTTGGCCCGGATGAAGGTTTTAACGTTGAGGGTATTGGCGAAACATGGTCCGATTTCCTTGGCGGTAAGAAGGAACTTCTAATAGCAGCCAAGGATTTCGTGTATTTATCTGTCAAGCAATTGTTCGATCCTTCCGGAAGCGGAACGATCAATAATATGCAGACGGATAAACTTAAAGAGCTTACTTATAGGCTGATTCTAGAAGCGGAGGCAGGTGATGGATAATGGTTTATTACGCATACGAACTGGACGACTATTCAGAAGAATCGATGTGGCACCACGGTGTTTCTGGTCAGAAATGGGGTGTCAGAAATGGCCCTCCTTATCCGGTTCAGAGCGGAACAACGGTTAGATTTGCGAAGAGCAAAATGACCGAATCCACACTGAGAGCCGTTAAACGAAAAATTGCCGACGATAAGCAAAATAATAAGCATGTCGATAGTCGTTTCCTTAAGACGAACAAGATTTTGATCTCGAGATTGTCTGATGACGAAATTAAGAAGCGAATCGCTCGTCTTGAACTGGAGAATAAGTATAAGGATCTTCTATACGAAAACAAGTACGGCAAAAAAGGGCAAGAGTCCAAAAAGAAGGATAAGGGCGAACAAAAAACCCAGAGCACACTTGGCAAAGTTGGTGAAACATTGGCTACCGAGTTAGTCAAAGGCGCTGTTGGGTATGCTAACCAGAGGATGAATGCTCGGGCAGAGAATAAGGCTACTATTTCAAAAGTAAAAGCGGAATATGAAGCCAACCGTAAGGCCCGCGATTATGCAGAGCTTGATCACCATGATCAGATTCGACGCGAAAGCAAGAATTGGATAGATGCACCTAAGTATAAAAACCAATTCAAAAATTCGTCCAAGACATCCGATCATCCAGCTGAAAGCACCGCTGTTGGTAAGCATTTGTTTGACGCTTGGCAAGATGAAATTAATGATCCGTATTATATGCCCTATTAATGCAGGTGATCAATAATGCTTTCTAATACTGCGATACCTAAGTATTATGGCGAGTTTCGCGATCGAGTACTTCGAGGCGAAGAAGCTGTAAACGAAAACATATCGTTGTATATGAATCTTGTTGATGAGCGCATAGCAGATCCAAGGTATTACTATGATCAGGAACCTGTAGAAAAATTCATTCGCTTTTGCGAGAATGAGATGACTCTTACCAACGGCGACGATCTTACCCTTTTGGATACATTCAAGCTGTGGGCGGAAGATATTCTGTGCTGGTTCTACTATGAAATACGATCGGTTTATGTTCCAGGAAAAGACGGTGCACCTGGCGGATTTCAACAGAAGCCTGTCCTTAAGCGCCTCATTAACAAGTTTTACTTAATAGAGGGTCGTGGCGGAGCAAAGTCTTTGCTGGCCACACTCATACAGGCATACTTCTTGGTATGCGACAAATCTACTACCGACCAGATTGCAACCGCCCCAACCATGAGGCAGGCTGATGAAATACTGGCACCCATACGTACTGCTCTCGCTAAGTCGCGGGGGCCTTTGTTTAAATTGCTTACCTATGGTTCCCTGCAGAACACCACTGGGTCTAAGGCTAATCGTCAGAAACTTTGTTCAACCAAAGAGGGCATTGAGAACTTCATGACCAACTCGGTGCTGCGAGTTCTCCCAATGTCAGTTGATAAGCTTCAGACCTGGAGATGTAAGATAGTGACCATCGATGAATGGCTTTCTGGTGAAACAAGGGAAGACGTTGTCGGCGCAATTGAGCAGTCTTGCTCTAAGAACGATGACTATCTCATTCTTTTGACAAGCAGTGAGGGTACGGTTCGTAACGGAATTGGCGACACGATGAAGCTGGAGCTCAACAAGATCCTGCATAAAGAATATCGCGCCCCGAACGTTGCTATCTGGTACTACCGGCTTGATGACCCGAAAGAGGTTCAAGACCCATCCTTGTGGGTTAAGGCAAATCCTAACATTGGCAAAACTGTGACTTACGAAACTTATCAACGTGAGGTAGAGAGAGCAGAACACAACCCTTCCACTTGGAATGACACCATGGCTAAAAGGTTTGGCATTCCTATGGAGGGTTCTACATTCTTCTTTACTTACGAGCAAACCAAACCTCATCCGAAAGTCGATTTCTGGAACATGCCTTGCTCTATGGGCGCCGACCTTTCTCGAGGCGACGACTTCTGTTCATTTGGCTTTTGGTTCCCAATCGGAGATGGACGATTTGGCTTTAAGACACGCTGTTATATTACCTCCAGAACTTACCATAACTTACCATCAGCAACCCGTATCAAATATGATGAATTCATCAACGAGGGAAGCCTTTGCGTTTTGGAAGGCACAGTACTCGCTATGGAAGAAGTATATTCTGATCTTCAGAATTTCATTGAAAATGCCAGGTATGACATTCGAGCATTCGGATTTGACCCTTATAACGCTAAGGACTTTGTTGAATTCTATACGAGAGACTATGGCCCGTACGGAGTCGAGAAAGTAATTCAGGGTTCTAAGACAGAATCGGTTCCGCTCGGTGAAATACGAAATATGGCCGAAGACCGGTTAATTATATTTGACCAGCTTATCACTCAATACTGCATGGGTAACGCGATTGCTTTGGAGGATACTAACGGTAACAGAAAACTCGCAAAGGAAAGATATTCCCACAAAATCGACGTGGTGGCAGCTATGATGGACGCTTATATTGCGTTCAAGCTGAACACTGATAACTTCGAATGATCACAGAGGTGAAACAATATGAGTATGTATACTATTTGCGGCCACGTGTTTTATGGCAACGAATTGTATCATGGCCTCGGAAGAGGGAGTGGACGTGGTCGTCCTAAAGGCTCTAGGAATGGTTATATTTCCCCTGGTGCCGCTTATATGAAAAATTACCAGGTAGTTGGTGAGAAAGCCGAAGGCGGACAGGACACTTCCCGTAGACAGCAGTCGGGCGGCGGAATCATCAAGAAAGATGGAACCAGACTCAGAGCGGCAAATTATGCATCTTCTGGTGTTGCTGGAGCAAGGCGGCGGACCGAAACTGCTCCTCAGAGAAGATCCCCGAAGACGCCTGCATCGGCGACGGCTAAGGGACGAGAATTTATGAATCGCCAATCCGGAGCGGCAGATTATGGACGCGGATACAATATGCGATCTGACCCCTATTCCGGTCGTGGAGCAGCTGAAAATGAGCCGGCTGGATATGACATGCATGCAGATCCATACAATGAAAATTCCGCTGGATCTGCCGAAGAAGGAACTCAAAAAGAAGGACTTTGGGGACGTATCAAAAATGCTCTCGGAAGAGTTGCGCCTCGTGTAGTCGACACGGCCGTGAAAGCAATCGAAACTGGTCGAAGAGCATTTGTTGCGGCAAGAGATTGGGTTACGAAGGCAGTAAGCGATGTCGGTAAATTTGCCAAAACAGCATATAATACAGCAGCAAAGTGGGTTGGCGATCGTGCTAGAGATCTTGACCGTTGGTGGAATGGCTACGATACTCGCACTGCTAATCAGCTTGGAGAGATTACCACCACGCACACCAATGGGGCCAGAGAGAATATTCGGAATGCTGTTGGGTCTGCTGCACGGACCGCGACTAATGCCGGCCACGCAGCCGAAAACGCAGTCCTCGGAACCCCAACATACAATATGCATAGCGATCCTTACGGGGATCCTCAGTATTCTGGGAGATCCGGAGGAGTATTCGGTCGTGGCGGCGTAGTTGATCAGACTCGAGATTATGTTCAGGGTGTTGCCGATAGAGTTGATACAGCAGCGTCCAACTTCCAGAATCAGATCGCTCGCAATCCTCTTGTAAGAGCTACTGGAGAAGCTATCAATGGTACCTACGACATGCATAGTGACCCGTACGGCGATGCTCAGTACAATGGCGGAGTTCTTGGAGAAAACGGACTTGTCGATCAGGCAGGTCAGCTCGCGACCCGTGGTGTCGACTGGGCTAATCAGAATGTTGTACAGCCTGCCGGTCGTCTGTGGAATCAAGGCGTTGACTGGGCCAATCAGAATGTTGTGCAGCCAGGCATCAATCTTGGTCGGCACATTGTCAATGCTCCTCCTGCCTTGAATGCGGCTCCCGCAAGCTCTAATGCTGGCGACAATTTCAATGAAGCAGTGAGCTCTGTTTCATCGTCAGATCTTGCACAAGAAGCCGTTGCAAGAGGCGTACCGCAGGCTACAATAAATCAGCTTTCTGAGCAGTATGCCTATGGTCTTATTTCTGCAGCCGCGCTCGAGCAGCAGCTTAGGAATCTTGCTGGATACAGATAAGGAGAAAAATCAAAATGCCAAGATTTACCGATAGGCTGAAACATGCCTGGAGTGCGTTCTTTGGCAGAGATGCTCCTGCCAGGTATGATTATGGCCCAAGCTCAAGCACGAGACCAGACCTTGTCAGGCTTAGCAGAGGTAACAGTCGGTCCATAGTGACTGCTGTTTATAACAAAATCTCAATTGACTGCGCTGCTGTTCCGGTAAAGCACGTCCGCTTGGACGAGGCTGGGCGCTTCAAAGAGATAGTTCAAGGCTCCGGTTTGAATGAATGCCTGTCAGTAGAGGCGAACATCGACCAAACCGGTCGTGCGTTTCTACAGGATGTATATTTGTCGCTTCTGGACGAAGGCGTTATTGCTATTGTGCCGGTAGAGACAGACACGAGCCCACTTACTTCTGGCGGTTTTGATGTCAAGCAACTCAGGACAGGAAAAGTTATTGAATGGATGCCAAGGCACGTCCGAATTGAGTGTTACAACGAGAAAAGCGGAAAGAAGGAAACGATCACCGTTCCAAAGAGGATGGTGGCTCTTCCAGAAAACCCTTTTCGGTCAGTAATGAACGAGCCGAACTCAACTCTTCAGAGATTGCAGCGTAAACTTGTTCTTCTGGATATGATCGATGAA